TTGGTAAGTTTGTTTACTACCAAGCAAGTATGCCTTCAGTTAGCACTATCAGTAATCCTGCTAGTTCTACTATTGCTGGCTTGACAAACTACACATCTACAATCACGTTTAGCTCTGCTCATAATTTGAAACAAGGTGACGTGATCTATATTAGCGGAGCCACACCTGCTGGCATGAATGGAATATTCTCCGTTAATACTGTCTATAGTGCTGGTGTTGCATCGACAACTGCTATCTCAGTTAACTGGGGTAATGTGAATCCTGGCAACTATAGTTCTGGTGCTACGATTGTTTCTCCTTATACCGCAAGGATTACATCAAATACCGTAAGCACTATTACATTCCAAGATATTGTTACTGGCTTGCCAATGGCAAATGCTCCTGCATCAGGTAACAACTACCAAATTGGATTGATTGATCGTGGTCAGTTACTGCCACAAACTTTGCTATTGAACTCTTCACAAACTTGTTTGGTTGAGTTGATCTCTAGCACTCCCACTAATCAGCTATCTTTGTCTCAGGCAAACTTTGTACCTTTGAACACATTGGGTTCATATAACTCGTTTGCTGAACAAGATTTGACTGCTACATCATTGTCTGGCGGTGAGGTTGTGTATGCATTCTCAACCCCTCCTAATGGTTTGCAACAGCTTGATTTGACCAACTTCTTCCCTGTTCTTACAAACGTAAGAGGTAACGTAGCTGACATTCTGACGGTTGCGGTTACTTGTTCAAATAGCAGTGGAGTGAATCTTCAGATTAATGTTGTTTGTCAAGAAGCGATGGCTTAATCATGAGTACCCCAGCATGGCAACGCAAGGAAGGGAAGAATCCGAACGGAGGCTTAAACGCCAAAGGCCGGGCATCCGCAAGGAAGGAGGGGATGCATTTAAAAGCTCCCCAACCCGAGGGCGGATCAAGGAAGAAAAGCTTTTGTGCCAGGATGGAAGGTATGAAAAAGAAGTTGACTTCATCCAAGACGGCAAACGATCCAAATAGCAGAATCAATAAAAGTCTGCGTGTATGGAAATGTGCTGATGGATGTGCTGTAAAAGGCCATACAAAAGGAAAGTTTGTCTGATGGAAACGATGGTATGGAATGCAATTCTCTCCTTTCTTGTCGCAGTTTTAGGATGGGTATTGAGAGAGAAATCCGCAGAATTGCAACGGGTAACTATTTTGCTCAATCGTACTCGGGAAGAGATAGCCAAAGAGTATGTGACAAAAGCAGAAGTCCATGCGGATATAAACAGAGTTCTGGATCGTTTGGACAAGTTGGACGAAAAGCTTGACAGATTGATGGAGAAATATCATGCCGTCAACCAGTAAGAAGCAACACAATTTCATGGAGGCGGTGGCTCACAATCCAGCGTTCGCCAAGAAAGTCGGAGTCTCTCAGAAAGTGGGAGAGCATTTTAGCAAAGCGGATACAGGCCGCAAATTTAAACAAGGTGGTACTATGAAGCACGAGAAGAAAATGGCAGCAGGCGGCCTGAACCCTATGGCCGCAGCTATGATGATGAAAGCAGCAAGAAAGCCCAGAGCAGCAGCTCCTGCGGCTATGCCTGCAGCTCCTATGGGTGGAATGGGCATGAAGCATGGTGGTAAAGCTCACCATGAAGATCACCATCACCACATGAAGATGGCACATCATCACCTGAAAATGGCGATGAAAGCCGGCGGCAAGACTATGGAAAAAGGCGAGCCACACTCAAAAGAGATGGGCGAAAAGGTGCTTAAGCATGGCGGTAAAGCTATGGCTAAACATCACTACGCTGGTGGTGGTCACATTTCCGAGCAACGTATGGAGCCTGGCCACATGGAAAAGGGTCACGATTTGAAGCGTGGCAACAAGAAGTTTGGCGAGCACGCTGTCCAAGAAAAGGGTCATACCCGCGGTATGAATCCTACAATGAAGGGCAATACAATTGGTACTGGCCCATTGATCAATACCAAAAAACGTGGCGGCAAGATTTGCTAAGGAGCAGAATATGAAACATCATCACGCACCTATTCATCCTCATGGTCACGAGCATCCTCATCACCATGAGATGCACCATGAAATGGTTGAGAAAGAACACAAGGCTGGTGGCCATGTGCATCACTCTCATCACATTAAAGAGCACGCTGCTGGACACCATATGCACAACGATGTAATTGAGCATTTGCACAAGCATCAAAAGCATATGGCACATGGTGGTAAGGTACACCACAAGCACCACAAGTAGGAGCTAAAAATGGCTAGGCATAAAGTTAAAAGATTCGCAGCTGGCGATCCAGTTGTTGATGACGGTGGAGATGGTTACGGTATAGACGCACAACCAATGGGTGGTGGCGATCCAATGGCAGCACAAAATGCTATGGATCAACAAAACCAAGCAATGGGTGCGGCTTACTCAAACATGGGATCGGCTCCCGTTGCTCCTACTGATATGGGGCCACAAGCACCTATTCAGCAAAACTCTATGCCTACGCCTGCTCCTAGAGCGCCTATTGTTACCAAGAAACAATTGGCTGACTCTGGATACGATAATCTTAGAGATTATTTGAATGCTCAAAAAGGTTTGACTCGCAAGGGTGAAACAGAAGCTAGAAAGCCCACTAAAGCCGCGGCTAAAGCTGCGCCCGCTAAAGAAACTCCAAAAGCATCTTCTAAGAAGACAAGTGAGTGGGAAGATAACACGCCAGTTCCTAGAATGAAGGGTGAATGGGAAGACAATTCTCCTTTGCCTACTATGAAAAAGTCGGCTAGAGATTTGATTAATGAGAGCAAACCAAGTCCAGAAAAAACCCAACAGATGTTGGATGCAATGGTTCCTGGCGGTGGCGCACTCAAAATGGTTGCCAATGCTGCTAAAAACTTAGCTGCAAGAAGAGGTGCTGTAGAGTTGGCAAAGGAAGTTGCTCCCGCTTTAAAGCGCTTGGAAACCAATGGCAGAAGAGTAATTGGGCCGGCACAAACAGAGTTGGCAAATCCACAGCTCAAGCTTGGCATGAAAAAAGGTGGCCATGTCAAGAAAGAGATGGCTAAAGCTAAGGCTGGAAGGGGAGATGGTATAGCCACTAAAGGTTATACGAAAGGCAGATACCTATGATGCCCAGTCGAGGCATGGGGGCAATGAGCCCCTCTAAGATGCCTAAAAGAAAGACTATTCATCGTAAGGATCATCCTGATGACGTATCGCTTTACAAAAAAGGCGGTGAAGTATGGGATACACCCAATCCAGCTAAGAAGCACAAGAAATTAAGTTCTGCTAAGAAGGCTAAAGCAAAGGCGATGGCTAAGGCGGCAGGTAGAGTCTATCCAAATTTAATCGACAACATGAGGGCTTCAAAATGAACTTACCTAGCTATATCCAAGATAACATTGAATTCTTGATTGAAGAGTTGAATGCCAGAGCAATACATCAGCTAATGTCAAATGGCCATGTTGATGATAGACTTTCTGACATTCTTGATGGTTTGGAAAGTAATCTTAATGTTGCACCCATTGAGACTCCTGCACCTGTTGTCGCTGATCCTACTCCTGATCCTCTTGTTGAAACGCCAGAAGCGGTAGCTGCTTTTTTAGCTGATGAGCCACACGAGCAGTTTACTCACCCTGATGACGTAGCGCCAGAAGAAGTTAAATGAGCACAACAGGCACAACTGGCTTTGACCTAGACTTCACGGAGTTAGCCGAGGAAGCGTGGGAGCGTGCCGGTCGTGAAATGCGTTCTGGTTATGACTTGCGTACTGCTCGCAGGTCAATGAACTTGATGACGATAGAGTGGCAGAATCGTGGTATCAATATGTGGACGATTCAGCAACAGTCTATTACGTTTGTGCAAGGTTTGAACACCTACCCAATTCCTGCTGATACTATTGACTTGATGGATCATGTGATTCGTACAAATCAGGGCTCATCAAGCAATCAGGCTGACTTGAATATTACCCGGATTAGTATGCCTACATATGCGACTATTCCAAACAAGCTGACTCAAGCCAGGCCAATTCAGGTTTTGGTGCAGAGGAATTCGACAGAAACCAATCCTTTACTGGTCAATAGTACTGCCGTTACTCTTGCGACTAGCATAGGTACTACAGATACCACAATCGTGCTTTCTAGCACTGTTGGAATGGCTGCTCAGGGCTATATCCAGTTGGGGTCTACTTCTGGCGAGATTGTTTACTACTCATGCATTTCTGGCAATAGTTTGCAGAATTGTTTTAGAGCACAGAACAATACGACTGCTCAGTCCTATACCGCAGGATCAGGCACACCCATTTATATCCCTCAGATCCCAGCGATTACAGTCTGGCCAACACCAGATGGATCGACCACATACACATTTGTGTATTGGAGAATGAGGCGTGTACAGGATACTGGATCAGGTATCCAGACACAGGACATGAACTACAGGTTTTTGCCTGCTGCCGCTGCTGGTTTGGCTTACCATATTGCCACTAAAACGCCTGAGCTTATGCAAAGGATTGAGATGCTCAAGGGTCAATATGACGAGCAGTTTAATCTTGCGGCTGGTGAGGATAGAGAAAAGGCTGCAATTAGGTTTGTGCCAAGACAGATGTTTATTGGCGGGGGCGTGTAGTGGGTAACCGTTTCGCATCTGGCAAGTATTCGATTGCCGAGTGCGATCGATGTGGCCAAAGATACAAGCTAAAACAGTTGAAAATGGAGGTCATTAAGACTAAACTATATCAACTGAAAGTTTGTCCTGAGTGTTGGGATCCAGATCACCCGCAGTTGCAATTGGGTATGTATCCAGTTGATGATCCGCAGGCGGTTAGACAACCTAGACCAGACTTGTCTTATGACACTTCTGGCTTAGATGTAAATGGATATCCTTCTGGTGGATCTAGGGATACTCAGTGGGGATGGAATCCAATCGGTGGATCTAGTGGTTTTGATACGGTGTTGACTCCTAATTATTTGGTGGCAACAACAGCAGTTGGTACGGTAACAATTACAGGGAGTTAAACATGGCTAAGCATGACGATATCGCAGAAGACAAGAAGCTGATTAAGAAAGCTTTCAAGATGCACGATAAACAAGAGCATCCTGGTAAGCGCACCAATCTTTCTAAGTTGAAGAAGGGTGGTTTGGCAGGTGTATCTGGTGAATCAATGAAAGCAGTTGGTCGTAATATGGCCAGAGCTAACAATCAAAGAGGTGGATGATGCCTATACAAATCAAACCTACAAAGAAGAATAGCCCAGCTATTCACAAGCCAAAGCAGGTTTATAACGACACTGCGGCTAAGTATGCTGCTCCCCATCACATGAATGACAAGCGTTATGGTGTAGAGGCTATTGAGCAGAATCCTGACCATCCTGATATTGGCCTGGGAGTAAAGATGCCTACTCGCCACAACTGGACACCATTGAATGGTGGTGTTTCTATTGGAAACATGGACGATATCAAGACTACTGGTGAAGAAACCAGAGGTAATGGCGCTGCTGAGAAGGGCAGAATAGCACGAGGCCCAATGGCTTAATATGTACTATAGCGAACTAGTCACTGCTGTAAATGCTTATGTAGAGAATAACTTCCCTACAGTTGACCTCAATCGCATGATTGAGCAATGCGAGCAACGCATCTATAACACGGTGCAGTTGCCTAGTTTGCGTAGGAATGTGACTGGTACTTTGACGAGTGGCAATCAATATTTATCTGCACCAAGTGATTTTTTAGCTGTTTATTCACTAGCAGTTTATCCTGTAGATGGCTCTACTGGTAACTACCTTTACTTATTGAATAAAGATGTTAACTTCATTCGTGAGGCGTATCCCAATCCAAGTGTTCAGGGTCAGCCTAAGCACTATGCGATTTTTGGGCCACAGTCTTCTAATGAGTCAGAGTTGACATTCATCATTGGGCCTACGCCTAACATGGCGTACAACGCTGAGTTGCATTATTACTATTACCCAACATCTATTATTCAGGCGGCAATTGGCACGACTACGATTAGTAATGTTGGATCTGGATACACAAATGGTACTTACTACAATGTTGCTCTTACTGGCGGTACTGGCAGCAGTGCTACTGCCACTATTGTCGTTTCAGGCGGGATTGTAAGCTCGGTAACAATGATTACAAACGGTTGCTACTATGCAGTTGGAGATGTTCTATCTGCATCTTTTGCGACTGGTACAGGGTTTGCGTTAACAGTAACTTCAATTACCAACCCCAACGGTGAGACATGGCTTGGTGATAATTTTGATTCTGCTTTGTTGAATGGCACGTTGATGGAAGCCATAACGTATATCAAAGGTGAAGACAGTATGTTGGCTTTGTACAAAGATCGTTATACCCAGTCTATTGCGTTGCTCAAGAACTTGGGAGATGGCAAACTGCGTATGGATGCTTATCGAGATGGTCAAGTAAGGACACAAGTCGCATGAGCATAGTTCAATCTCAAACCACTTCCTTTAAGGCGGAGCTCTATCAAGGGGTGCATAACCTTTTGACGGATACACTGTACATGGCTTTGTATACTGGTAATGCCAATATCAATGCGTCAACAACTGCATATACTTCATCAAATGAAGTTACTGGTACAGGCTATACGGCAGGTGGAAACCAGGTAACTGGGGCTACAGTCAATACTTATGGCTATACGGCCTATGTTAATTTCAACAATGTGGTGTGGACTAATTCAGTCATTACTGCTCGATGTGCTTTGCTTTATAACGTAAGCAAGGGCAACAAATCCATTTGTGTGATCGACTTTGGATCAGACAAGACAATGTTAAATTTCACCATTACAATGCCTGTGAATGCGTATAACACGGCATTAATTCGCAGTTCTAATTAGGAGCCATCATGGATCACAAAGAAAAGATTAATGCAACAGAACAATTGGGCGCATCCGTCACCCAAAATAGCAATGTTATTG